GAACGTAGTGAAAGTGTAGCCATAATTAAATCCTATTATTTAATACTGCTTTAGCTTCATCAAGTAAAATTTGATTTATCATAATTTTATTTGATGCCATATAAGTAAATTGTTCCAGCAGATATATTTCCTGATGTCATTTGGAATCTAATTGCATTAATAGCACTTGTTGTGTTTCCATATCCAGCTACCATTACGTTCATTGAAACATTATTTAATTCATAGTGGTTTGTTGATGACATAAAGTGCTTAACATAAGTTGTAGAACTTGGGTTAAAAAGTGTAAGTGAACCTGAGCCACTTTCGTCAGCACCATTACCAATATTTTCCATTAATCTTTGATAAGATGTAGATTGTGCTAAATCTAAAGTACCTTGATATGAAAGTTCAGTAAAACTATCAGCTTCGTTATGTCTTACACTAATATAAGTTGTGGTTTTAGTTACATTGTAATTAGAACCAGAATCTGTACTAAGGTTAAATTCAAAAAAAGTACCATCAGTAGCTGGTTGTATATTACTAAAAACAAACTTATATGCTTTATAAGTTGAAGTTAATCCTGAAGTAAAACTAAGTGATGCTGAGTTAGAAGCAGTTTGAGAAGATATAAATGTTATTCCATCACTAGCATTTGCAAGTACAGTTATTCCTGTAACTGAATCATTGGTAATAGCACCTGATGTAAATACTCCACCAGTAGTTATTTTGTTAGCTGCGTTTCTTGCGATAGCACCCATTATGATAACCTCAAATATCTTACAGTAATTTCTGCAAGGTTAGCTGGTGCAGTAGCAAATGTTAAAGTTGTACCTGATATTGTATAATCATCAGTTGGAACTAAAGTTAATCCATTAACCACAACTAGAATATCATTAACAGCTCTACCAGCATCTATTGTGATTGTTGTAGCTGAACCATTACCTGTAAAGTTAGCTGAAGTATAAGCACCACCTAATGGTAAATATCTATAAGTAATCTCAGCAGATGAAGCTGGAGCTGTTGTAAAAGTTAATGTAGTTCCTGATATTGTATAATCTGTTGTAGGTGTTAATTGAAAACCATTAACGAATACTAATACATCTTCAACTGTTCTACCTGAGGATATTGTGAAAGCTGTTGTTGAACCATTACCTGTGGCAGTACCTGATGTGTAGGTATATATAAACTGAGGATCTTTTCCGATATATGGCATATTATATTCTATCCTTTACTTCCCAATTTACAATGGATTCATTCCAAGAATAATATTGATTATTTTCTAATATTGTTGTTGGTCTAGCAACTGGTGATTGCCATTGGCAAGTATCTTCATTTAATATCCAAGAGTTAAAAGGTTTAGGTTCAATAAAAGCATCTCTTTGTTGATCGTATTGATAACCAATACCAGCATAATTTTTTCTAATATTATTATTGTATGAAGTTTGTTTCCAAACATCTCTTGTATTATAAAGTTGATTTATAAAATCTACTCCAGCTTGTTCAGTAGTTGCAATATCATTAGATACTACGATTACTTGTTCAACTATATTTCCTACTCCTAATTTTGCAAAGTGTGCCATATATTATCCTGTGTAACTCCCTGATGCGTTATAAACTAATATTGTATCTGAACCAGATGTAGAAACTGTAGGTGAACCAGTTGTAGTTCCTGAATAATTAGCTGTTGGCATACGAAGTATTACAACTCCTGAGCCACCTGAACCTGAAGGAGGAACTTGAGCACCACCACCACCACCACCTCCAGTATTAGCTGTACCACTAGTAGAAGCAACTGCTGGAGTTGCTTTATGACCATTTCCACCTCCTCCACTTCCTCCTGTACCTGATGTTCCATTGTAAGTTCCACCACCACCTCCTCCTCCTCTTGAAACTGAAGAACCAGTTATTGAAGATGCTAAACCAGCACCACCATTACCTGCTGTTCCACCTGAACCACCAGAACCAGCAACACCAACAGCAGAAGCACCTCCACCACCACCACCATTATAACCTGAATTAGTTCCAGCACCATTACCTCCAGCATAACCTTGATTAGCAGTTCCACTTCCTGCTGTTTGAAAACCAGCATTATCAGCACCACCTCCACCAGAACCTCCATTATTAGCAGTATTTGGTGAAGAACTACCTGCACCTCTACCACCACCAGTAGATGTAATAGTTGTAATTCCTGTTCCTGAAATTACTGAATTATTACCATCAGATGCACTACCACCACCAGAGTTTCCTGTACCACCTGCACCAACTGTAATTGTATAAACTGTTGATGGTGTAAATGATAAACTTGATTCTGAACTTCCACCTCCACCTGAAGTTTCTGTTGAGTATGAATTTCTATATCCTCCTGCTCCTCCTCCACCTGATGCTGTATCTGCTCCACCACCTCCACCACCAGCTACTACTAAAAAATCTACTGTATAATTTTGTGGTGTTTCTAAAGTTACATCATCATCAACTGTTGGAATCCAACCTTGTGTTGCACCAGAATAAACTAATGTAACTGATTGACCAGATGTATTATATTCAGGATTTGGAGATGTATATCCTTGAAATTTTAAAGAATTTGGATTTATTGTAACTGCATTAGTTCCCCATTTTCTAGCATAATCAACTAATATAATTGTATCTCCAGCGGTTGCAGAAGCAGGTAATGTTACTGTACAAGCATTTGATGTTGTATCAACAAAATATCCTCTACTAGCCACAGCAGTTAATGTTGAAGAAGTAACAACTGATTGCCAAGTAATTAATCCTGATATTCCAGATGCCAAATCAGCAGCACCAATTATACCATTAGGTATATCATCTGATGTTAAAGGTGCATTGGTAGGTTTTCTTCCGACAAATCCCATATTTTTATTTCCTATGAACTAATATCGTCAACTGTTGATACCCAACAATCTAATGAAGAAGCTGCACTTGATACAATTTTTAAAGCATCACCAGATTGAACAACAAATTTAGCTCCACCATCAAGAACTTGTAAAGCAGAACCTGCTGGGATTGGAGCATCTTTGACTAAATAAATATCGTTAGTGCCATCGTTAATGTAAACTGATGCAGTAACTGCAGATGCTGTAACATTTGCTACAGATATTCCTACAACTGTATCATAACTATTTGCTGTGAATAATGTTGCAGCAGATGTGCCTACATCATTACTTGTATATCTTCTAAAATTTTGTGCCATATTTTATTTCCTATATTATTTGTTATTATAAAGCAATTGCCATAGCAATAGCAAAACCAGCTCCTGCTTTGTTGTCTATTTGAGTTTGAATAGATGAAGTTACTCCATCTAAATAACCAAATTCTGTTGAACTAACATTAGCATTTAATTGTGTAGGTGATAAGTTAGTTAATAAACTACCATTAACAGCTGGTAATTGTGCTGATCCATTTAATTGTACTATATTATTTGCTGAAGTTCCAACGTTTAATGTAGCAGCAGTACCTAATCCACTAATCTTAGTATTAGATATTGAATTAACTGCAATATTAATTGTACCAGAACTTGTTACTGGAGAATTAGTTATTGTAAATTCTGACGATCCAGCATCAGCTAAACCTACAGAAGTTACTGTTCCGCCAGAACTTGGAAATACTTGTGTGTATGAAATAGAACTAGAACCAAGTGTAGCGCTTGTATCTGTAGTACATAAAAATAAATCATCAGCATGAGTAGAACCTTCTGATACTAAAATTAATTGTCCAGCTAATTCTGTTATTGTATCAAACTCTGGATCTCTTGAAGCAGCACCTGAAGCTACAACAATATATAAACCATTTTGAGATGCAGTAGATTGATCTTTTAATAAAACTCTATTTCCTGTTACTAATGTAATACCATCTAATGTATCACCATTTTCTAATCCTGTAGAAATGTTAACGTTTGTAGTTGAAGCAACTCTAGCAACAGCTCTTGTTCTAAGACCAGCAACTAAATTATCAACATAGTTTTTAGTAGCAGCTTCAGAAGAAGATGAAGGATCACCTAATCCTGTTACAGTACCACCTGAAATAGAAACGTTATTAGCATTTTGAGTTGCAATAGTTCCAAGTCCAAGATTTGTTCTTGCAGTAGATGCTGAAGTTAAATCAGATAAGTTACTTGCTTTAACAAGTTTAGCATCTAATTGAGTTTGAACAGCAGAAGTTACTCCACTTAAATATCCTAGTTCTGTATCAGTAGTTGCTGATACTGCAATTTTTTGTGATGAGTTAGATATAACTGCTCTTGATGCAGTTAAAGATTCTGTATCAATTGTAGTTGCAGATCCAGTTATTGTTGGTTGTTTTGAATCTAATTGCGTTTGAATAGCGCTTGTTACTCCAGATACATAACCAAGTTCTGTAGATGTAACTGTAGATACAGCGACTTTACCAGAAGCATTAGAAGTTAAAGCTCTGCTAGCTGTTAAATCAGATGATATAATTGAAGTTGCACCACCTGTGATTGTTGCTTGTTTAGAATCTATTTGAGTTTGTATTGCAGATGTTACTCCATCTAAATATCCAAACTCTGTATTTGAAACTGAACCGTCATGTATCTTAGTAGCGTTAATTGCAGCGCTTGCATTAATGTCAGCATTAACAATAGTACCATCCGCAATCTTAGCTGATGTTACAGCGTCATCTGCAAGTTTTGCAGTTGTTACATTTAAGTCAGTTATCTTTGCAGTAGTAACTGCATTAGAAGCAAGTTTAGCAGCGGTAACACTACCGTCTGCAAGATTAGTTGTACCAATAGCCGAATCTGGAATTGATGAATTTGTTTTAGATAAAGCACCAACATAAATTGTTAATGTCTCATTTGATAATGAACCACTATCCCAAGTTACTGTTACAGTTGTATTTGTTGAAAATGTTGAAGCACTAATTGATCCATAGATAGTTCCAGTAGAAGAACCTACAGCTTTAATTCTACGACCAACATGATAGAAACTTGTAACGTCTGCACTTGCTACTGTGAATGAAGTTGATGAAGCATAAGAAATTGTAAATGCACTATCGCCATCTCCGTAAATAACCCATTGAGAATCATTGTACCATTCTCTAATGTCAGCAGTCATTGCTCTGAAAGCATTATTAATATTTGAAGGTAACATTCCTTCAGCAATACTAATACCGCCTACTGATGTATTTCCGCCTGCTGTTGAGCTATAATCTTTTATTCCTGCCATATTAATCTCCCATAAACCATGTGAAAACTTTATCGTTTTCGGTATTAAATTTATTTATATAAACATTCACAGCTTCTTCAATCTGTCTTTGAAAATATTCTTG